GTTCCGCGGTCTGACCGTCCGCAGCCTCGCCTACAGGGTTGGCTGCTCCCGCTCCGTGATCGGGCACCTGCGATCCGGCGAGCGCGACACCTGCAAGCCAACCACGGCCAAGGCCATCGAGAAGGCGCTCAACGCCCCTCCGGGCTCACTCTTTGTGGGCAAGGTGTCTCGTGTCTCGCGCGAAGTTGGACGGGCCGCCTGATGTCCCGCTCGTACTCAACGCATGGCGCGCACCGCGACCCGACGTCGCGCAACCACTTCGTGTACAGGTATTTCGACGCGACCGGGGCGCTGCTCTACGTCGGGTGCTCGATCAAGCCGGAGACTCGGTTCCGAGAGCACCGTCAGATGCGCTCCGAGATGGTCGACCGAGTCGCCCGGATCAAGATGCAGGGGCCCTACAACTACCAGACGGCCCGGCAGATGGAACGCGACGCGATCCGAGCCGAGGACCCCGAGTTCGCAGGAGACTCGCCGCGCGCCATCCGGGAACGCGCCGAGCGGCACCGCGCCTTCGACGATGCGATGCAGCGACGCATGGCCGCCGGCATGGACGTCTACGCCGCGATGACCGCCGCTGGCAAGGAACTCCGCAGTGGATTGGCGGTGGCGTGATGACCGCCCCCATCTCCTACAACATCGCCGACGCGGCCGCCGCGACCGGGTACTCCACCGACGTGATCCGCCGCGCGATCAAGAGCGGCGACCTCGTCGCCCACTTCCCCACATCCAAGGGCGTCATCACCGCCGAGGACCTGCACGCATGGATCAACCAGGCGCCCACCGCTCGGGTGGCGTCATGATCCAGCCGACCTGGTTCCCCGAGCCCCTGACCCCTGCCGAGCTCGCTGCCGCCGTGGTCGCCTCCGACCTGGCGGGTCAGGTCGAGGCCGCGACGTGGGACGACTCCTGGCTCACCGAAGACGACAGGCGGGCGTGGCGATGAGCGCCGCGAAATGGGTTCTCATGGCCTGGATCGTCCTCTCGGCGTTGGTGGCTGTGGGTCGGATCGGTCAGCCAACCAAGCCGTCCACGCCAAGCGTCGCCGTGTTCACCCTTGTGCTGCTCGGCACGATGGCATGGATGGTTGTGCTCGCATGAGCGCCGCACCCGTGCAGGACGACCTCTGGTACACCGACCTCAGCCCCGCTGATCTCTGGCGCGAAGTCCTCCGGCCGGTCCACGACACCCCCGCCGCCCTGCGCGCAGTCCATTCGGATTGGCGCCCGTCCCGCGTCTCGGCCCGCGAGTCGTTGCGACTGGCGATCAACGAGTGCGGGCGGGACCACGACGGCCGGGTCCATATCAGCCTCTTCCGTGACCTCCTGCCGCCGACCGTCCCCCCGCCTGCCATCGGTGCGGCGATCAACGCCTGGACCAAGGCGGGCTACCTGCAGCTGACCGACGTGCTCGCCCCGATGGGTGGGACCGCTGGGAACGCGAACAAGTGGTCGGCCGTGCGCCGACTCGTCTGCCCCATCCCCGCGGGAGGTGCGTCGTGAGCACGCGCAGCGAGAGGGCGGCCCGGAAGGTCGTCCTCTCGGGGGTCACGGGCTGCAACTACGGCGCCCATCCCTTCGAGCGGCGCGAACTCGCTGCCGTGTGGGTCGGTCGCGATACGTCGACACACATGCACTACTGCCCGCTCTGCGGCGCGGAGTACTTCGCCAGCGACCCCTGCTGGTGCCGCAAGCCCATCACCGCCTGACCGCCCCCGACTGAAAGGCCCGTCATGACCATGACCCCGACCCCGACTGGCTACGACCTGGTCGTGAAGCCCCCGCCACGTCACCGCGCCGTGATGACCGCTGAGACGGCTCAGCGCAACATGCTGGCAAAGGTTGGGTTCCCGACGAGCCGCTACCTTCCTGCCCGGCACTACGCCCCGCTCACCGGTGCCGCCGCGTGGGCCGCTGAGGAGTCCGCGCAGGTCCGCGAGATCATCCGGGGCGCACGATGAGCGGCCAGGTTGCCTCCAACCGGCTCAAGGTCACCCGGCACGCGGAGCCGACCACGGCGTGGCCGCAGCCTCTCCATCGCGTCACCTTCGTCATCGAGCGCCGCGACAGCCTCGGCCTGCGCGAGCGCCGGCAGGTCACATTCAGCGAGCGGGAAGTCGTCAAAGCGCTCCGTGCCGCTGGGTTCACGATCATCACCCCCGAGGACCTGCGATGACCGGCGAGGACTTCTCCCTATCCCTCGACCAGGAGCGCCACGACGAGGCCAACCAGTCGTCCATCGCGGCCCTCGACGCGGAGGAGGCGTGCCTCGAAGACACCATCCGGGCGAGCATCGTCGCGGACATCCGGTATGAGCGCCTGACGAAGCTGGCCCCGCTCACCGACCGGTGGACCAAGAGCTACCGGGCCGGCCTGGAACGCGCCGAGACGATCGCATCGGGCGTGACGTTGTGACCGCCGCTGAACGGCTGGACGCGGAGCAGGCCAGTCCCGCGCACGCGGTCCAGCTCGCACTCGACGCCCTGGACGACGCGGACCGTGCGCTCACGCGAGCCACGAGCGCGCGCGACGTGGCTCTCTACGCGTACTACGACGCACTCGACGCCGGGGGGGCGATCGCATGACCGCCCCGACCGATCACTTCGCCGCCGCCCTCGCAGCTTTGGACGACGCGCAACTTGCGGTCATGCGAGCCGGGAGCGCGCTCGACGCATCGATAGCCGCACGCGACGCGGCGTGCGACGCGTACTACACGGCACGCGACGCGGAGGCGACCTCATGACCCGCCTCCGCGCATGGTGGTCCCGCAACGTCGTCGCGGACGACCCGGCGCCGGAGTACAGCCGCCTCGACCGGCTCGACGGGCTGCCGTCCCGCTACGACGCCCAGGTGACCTCATGACCGCGCCGATCGATCACCTCGCCGCCGCCCGTGCCGAGATCGAAGACAGCGTCGCGCACCAGCTCGCCGCGCTCGCTGCTGTTCACATCGCCCGCGCGCAGGTCCACGCCACCATCGCCCTCGCTGAGGAGGCCCGGACGGCGAACCTGCTCTCCGCGCTCGACTACGGGTGCGGCCAGCACCTCAGCTCGGACGAACGCCGCGCCGAGATCACCGCGCGGCTTTGGCCGACGTCATGAGCCTCAAGTTCAGCGAGAAGGGACACCACTACACGCTCGACGGTCGTCCTGTCCCCGGCGTAACGACGCTCATCAGCAAGGGCCTCCCCAAGCCCGCCATCCCCTACTGGGCAGCCAAATCGGTCGCCGAGTACGTCCTGGATCATCCCGAGGGCGTCGAGGCGCTCCGCACCATGGGTCGCAACTCCGCAGTCGCAGCACTCAAGCAGGTCCCCTGGACCAAGCGGGATGAAGCCGCCGTGCGCGGCACCGCCGTCCACGAGCTCGCCGAACGGATCGCGCACGGCGAAGAGGTAGATGTTCCCGATCACCTGATCGACCCCGTACAGGGCTACGTCCGGTGGCTCGACGAGTGGCAACCCGAAGTCATCTGGACGGAACGCCCCGTCGGGAATCGTCAATGGTGGTACGCCGGAACCCCCGACATCGTGTGCCGCATCGACGGCCAGGTGTGGCTACTCGACTGGAAAAGTAGCCGCGGCGTGTTCGGTGAGTATGGCATCCAGATCGCCAGTTATGGCCACGCGGAATTCTTCGTTGACGACGAGGGCAACGAGCAGCCCATGCCCGTGATCGAGCGGTACGGGGTCGTCCACATCGAACCGAATGAATCGACGCTCTACGAACTCACTGAGCCGGAAGCCGCCTGGAAAGACTTCTTGCACATCGCGTGGACAGCCAATGCTGTCGACCGAATCAAGGGGTACCTCGGTGAACCCGTTCAACATCCTGCCGACGAGGTGGCGTCATGAATAAGCCGTGTTTGATCGACGAATGCCCTAAGCCGGCAGGTGTTCCAGGGACAGCACACGGCTGGTGCAGCACGCACTACACCCGGTGGAAGCGGACCGGTGACCCCCTCATGTCTCTCACCGACCTCAAGCCGAAGGTCCCCGTGGATTGTTCCGTCGATGGCTGCGACTCACCGCGATGGGCAAGGGGTCTGTGCGGAACTCACTATGCCCGGTGGAGGAAGCGTGGCGCCGCCGGTGAGGCTGAACGTGAGACGAAGCCAAGGACCGGACGCTGCTCGATTCAGAATTGCAAGAGGGTCGACCGAACGCTTGGCCTCTGTGCTGCGCACTACCACCGATACAACAAGTACGGCGACCCGCTCGCCACGCCGATCGTCGTTGGACTGCACGAAAAGTGCTCGGCACGGTTCTGTGAGCGAGTGCATTACGCCCGTGGTCTCTGCCACCAGCACTGGTATTGCCAGGCTCGCATCGAGGACCGCGAGAACCGGCTGCAGCGCGACATAGCTGGATTCTTCACTCCCGAGCAGATGGTTGCCCGCATTGACTACTTCGGTAACCGTTGCTGGATGTGTGGCGGTCCCGCCGATCAGATGGATCACGTCAAGCCGCTATCCAAGGGCGGCTCTCACTGGCTCTCCAACCTTCGCCCAGCGTGCGCCGGATGCAACTACCGGAAGTCGCGCAAGTGGCCCTTCATCGCACAGAAGACCGACTGGATCAAGGGCCTCATCGGTGACCCGATGCCAGAGCCCGAAGGAGCGAGTGCAGCATGAACGACATCTACGCGTCCCTGGCCGCCGTCATGGCGGACGTCGACCACGTCGCCAAACGTGACCGCAACGAAGCGCAGAGGTTCCTGTTCCGTGGCATCGATGCTGTCGTCAACGCGGTCGGCCCGGTCCTGCGCAAGCACCACGTCATCAGCATCCCCGACGTCGAGTCCGTCACCTACGAGGACGTCAAGACATCCACCGGGAAATCGACGACCGCGTGCCGGGTGATCGTGCGCTATACGTTCTACGCCCTCGACGGCTCGTCTGTGTCGGCGCGGGTTCCGGGTGAGGCGTGGGACTCGGGTGACAAGGCGACACCGAAGGCGATGTCCGTCGCCGAGCGCACCGCGCTGATCCAGGCGCTGTGCCTGCCGACCGACGAGCCTGACCCTGACGCGGACACCTACGAGCGCACCGGGGCCAAGTCCCGCACGAAGGCTGCCCCTGCCGAGCCGGAGCCGCCTGCACCGACCCGGACGATGAGCCGTGCCACCCGCACCCCGACGCCGGCCCCTGACGAGCCAGGGCCGAGCGACGATGCTCCCGCGCCGGACCTGCGCACCGCGGCGCAGTCCAAGCGCCTGTGGACGCTCCTGACCGCGAACGGGCTCACCGAGCGTGACCACGTCCTCGCGTGGCTCACCGAACTCCTCGGCCGCGACGTGGACTCCACCAAGACGCTCACGAAGGCCGAGTGCACGCGGGCCATGGACGCGCTCGAGCCGACACCCGAGGACCCCTCGTGACCGCCCGCCGTGACCTGGCTCGTGCGCTGACGGTCCTCGCTGCCGGGTTGCTCATGCTCGCGGCCGGTATCCAACTCGGCAAGGACGGGGGTGCGCGATGACCGCCCGCCTGGTCAAGGCTGGCACGACGGGGATCGTCGCCGGACTGCTCATCGCGGTCGCCTGGGCTGAGGGCGGCCCCATCGCCGGGCTCATGGTCGCCATCTTCCTCCTGCTCATCGGTGCCGCCGCCTGGTCCGATGGCACCTGGGGCAAGCCATGATCCGCGCCCTTCGTGTCGCCGTCCTCATCCTGGCTGCCCTCGCCGTGTCCATCGTCGTCGCTCCGTCGCCCGGGTTCGGTGGGCGGGGCGTGGTCGCCGTGGTCGTGGTCGTGGTCGTCCTCTGTGTCGGCGCACGAGCCGAGAGGGGACGGGCATGAGCATCCCCGGCTTCGACGCCGCTCAGGCGCGCTACGACGGTTTGGAACCCCCCGACGACTGCGACTGCGAGAACGACCCATGCACCTGTGAGCAGGACGCGCAGGACGCATACGACGACTGGATGATCGACCGCGCCGACGCCCGCCGCAAGGGCGATGAATACGCATGACCGCCCCCTACGCCCCCGGCGACACGATCAGCGTCCTGCACACATGTGCCGGTCACGGGCCCGAGCACGGGTCGTTCACCGTCGAGCGCGTCAGAGCCCTCACCAGCGGCCGGTTCCGGGTCACGACCACCCGGTGCGACGGGACACAGATGGACATCGAGGTCGACACCCAGGGCCGGAACTACGACGACGTGGACGTGCTGCCATGACCAACCGCTCCCGGTCCCTTGCCCGCGCCGCCACCGCTGACCTGACCGCCACTGTGGCCCGCGTCAACGCAGCCAAGACCGCCGAGGACGCGGCGGTCATCGCACGCCACACCGCAGCACGCGCCGCCGAGACCGCACGAGTGAAGCTCACCCGCGCCGACGTCGAGGGCGCCAAGATGGTCCGCGACCGCTGGGGCTGGCACCCCGTCGAACGTGTCAACACCGAGTCCGTGACGGTCTACACCGGCCCACCAGTCGCGCCCGTCGAACGCATCCCACTCGCACGCATCCTCGAGGTGCGGCGATGAGCGGGCCGCGAATTCTGGACCTCATCGGCGGCAGGTGCGCCGAGGTCGACCCCGCCATCTGGTTCCCCGTGAAGGGCGAGTCGAACCGGGCCGCGAAAGCCATCTGCCGGCGGTGCGACATCAGAGCCGCCTGCCTCGCCCTCGCGCTCGCCGACCCTGAACTCGAGGGCGTCTGGGGCGGTACGTCGCTGCGGGAACGCGAAGCCATGAGGAAGGGCGCCGCCGCATGACTCCCGCCCGTCTCCGCACCATCTCCCACGTCGTCGTCCGTGAGGGCGGCAGCGACCGGGCCGACTGGCGGGCGCGTGGCGTCTGCGTCACCTGGACCGCATGGCCGTGGGACCCCTGGTACCCCGACGAGGGCGCCACCTCCACCGACCCCGTGAAACGCGCCGCCGCATGGGCCAAGGGTCGCGAACTGTGCGCGGGGTGCCCGATCAGGCGCATGTGCCTCGAAGACGCACTCGACCATGAGTCCGGCAGCTCGTACTACCGGCACGGGATGCGCGGCGGTTTGGACGACACCGAACGCGCCAACCTCGCCCGGAAGCGGCAGCGGAAAGCGAAACGGGAGGCGATGACGTCTGCCGAACACGCCGCCATCGCCAATGCCGCGTGGGTCATCGCAGCTGAGGAGCGCAGCCGAGACCATGTCGCCCGCGTGGCACGACTCACCGCCCAGGGCCAGTCAGCCGCCGAGATCGCCCACACGCTCGGCATCTCAACCCGCCAGGTCGTCCGATACCGCGCCCGGGAGGCGACACACCGATGACGACCACGGCGCGCGCATACGGCACCGACCGCAGCACCCGCGACTGGCGGGTCCGCCTCGACGCGCGCATCACCCGCTGCCCTGGTTGCGACCAGTGGCGCTGGGACGGCGTGTGCGCCACGTGCAACCCCGCGACCGACGACCTGCCGACACGGAGCGCAGCCGCATGAGCGCCACGCAGCCCGACCTCTTCGCCGCCGCCGACGAGCCCGCACCCGTGCCGTCATCGACCATGCACGCGACCCGAACCGTGACCATGCCGGACGGGCACGTCACCGTCGAGACCTACGAGTCCGTGTGGCGCGGCTTCACCGCAGCCGACGCCATCCGCGCCCGGGCGCTGCGGCTCAAGAACGCCGGACGCTCCTCCTACCGCATTGACGGCGACGTACTACACGTCCACTACGAGCAGGGCTGGGGCGTCGAGGACTACGCGCTGCGCTGGACAAACGGCGGTGCCGCATGACCGCGCCCATGACCACCCGCGAGTACCTCGCCAAGTGCGCCGGCGCCATGACCGAGGCTGAGCTGCTCACCCAGGTGCGCCAAGCCGCGAAGGTACTCGGGCTGCTCTGTTATCACACATATTCCAGCCGCAGATCCGAGCCCGGATTTCCAGATTTGGTGATTGTGGGACGCCGCGGGGTGCTGATCCGTGAGCTGAAAACCGAGCGCGGCACGGTCACTTCGGCGCAATCCGTGTGGCTCAACGCGCTCGACGACGCCGGCATTGACGCGGACGTGTGGAGACCGGCATCACTCCTGGACGGCTCGATTCTTGACCAACTACGGAGCATCAGATGAGCGCCATCCGTGAGACGTGGCTGCCGATCCCAGGCAGTAGTGGCGCCTACGAAGTGTCAGACAATGGTCGCATTCGGAGCGTAGCGAGAGTGGTGCCACATTCCTACAGCGGACACCTGACGCTCCCCGGGCGCATCCTCAAGCCTCAACGCATAGCGTCTGGCCACCTGGTGGTCTACGTAAAGATGGACGGGCGCGGGCGGACGAGGCTGGTCCACCGCATGGTGCTCCTAGCGTTCGTCGGCCCATGTCTAGAGGGCATGGAAGCGTGCCATTGGAACGGCGATCCGACCGACAACCGCCTCGCAAATCTGCGGTGGGACACCCGCGGAGCGAATATACGCGACTCCATTCGGCATGGCACCAACCACCAGACCGCGAAGACGTCTTGCCCCTGGGGGCATCCACTCGCGCCGCCGAACATCGTTCCATCGAAGGAACGGGTTGGGCACCGCAAGTGCTGGGCGTGCTCGCTTGCCCGCAACACTGCCCAGCACGACAAGGACCGCCACCAGAATGTGTGGACCGAAAAGGAGATCCGCGCCGAGGCGGACCGGAGACTCGACCTCATCTCAGGGGCCATCCTCGACCAGATGCAGGCGGTGCGATGACCCCCGCCGACATTCTCGCCCTTGCCGCCGAAATCGAATCCGACACGCGCATCGCACCACTCGCGCGGCTCATCACATGCGCTGTCCTACAAGGCCGCGCGGAACGCATGAAGGCTGCCGGGAAAGGGCATGGAATGGTCACAGTTACTGCTAGAATTGAGGCGGCCAACAAATCGGCCCCCGGCGGTGTTTGCGCACCGTTCCCCGAGGGCCTGACCCCTAGTAAGGAGGGGCTAATGTCAGAGTCTAGCGCAACGACACCGACCTGCACATGCTTCCCGGTCGAGAACCCCTGGACGTACTACGGGGCCATTGAGCCTGGCGGGGCGATGGAGCAGAACCCTGACTGCCCGATCCACGGCGACGGTGGTGAGCGCTGATGCGCATCCGGTCGACCAAACCCGAGTTCTGGCGCTCACGCACCGTCGCGTCCGTCGACTGGGATGCGCGCCTCGTTCTCAAGGGCCTCGAGTCCTACGTGGACGACAACGGTGTCGGCAAGGACGACGTCGAGCTGATCGTCTCCGACGTGTTCCCACGCGACATGGCTCGCAACCCCTCGCGAACCCTCGCGAGAGTGTCGCGAGCCCTCTCCCACCTTTTCGAAGCCGGTCTCATCTGGCGTTATACCCCCGATGGGACCCCCCTGCTCTACGTCTCGTCGTGGGAGTCAGTGCAGCGCATCGACAAACCGGGCAAGGGACGTTTGCCCAGGCCAGACGGCACATTTGACTATGGCGCATCGGTCATTCGCGAGAGTGTCGCGAACCCTCGCGAGAGTGTCGCGCCTGGAACAGGGGAACAGGGGAACAGGGGAACAGGAACTACATCATGATCGTCACCTTCCGTAACGCGAGGTTGTCCACAGGCCGCGCATCGGCCCCTGACGCTGGACCCACCCGGGCAACGTGGATGATGCCCGGAGGTGCGAGATGAGCGCCGCCACGAGCCAGAGCCACCCACGCTCGACCGTCGTGAACCCCTACGACGCGCGGCTGCACTACGCGACGAGCCCAGAGGCATGGGCGACCTTGCGCCGACGCTTCGGACAGACGTCGGAGGTACCCACGTCCATCGGCCGAACCGACCGGTTCTGGGACTCGCGCACAGGGCGGACGCACATGCTCGTGTGGGTGGACGTCGCCAAGCACACCGACGCCCCCGCGCTGCTCTGCACCATCGCTCACGAGGGCTACCACGCTGCCGCTGGGCTGCTCGAAGGTCTCCACCAGACCCTCGACGAGAGCGAGGCCGTCGCATACCTCGTGGACTGGACGACGGGTTGGCTCGTGCGCCACACGCCCGGCCTCGTCGTCACGCTCGCCCCACCCGAGGCCGAGGAGACGCCATGACCGCCCCCTACTACCAGGACGAGTCCGTGACGCTGTGGCACGGGGACGCGCTCGACGTCCTGCGCACCCTGCCCGCCGGCTCGGTCGACTGCTGCGTCACATCCCCGCCGTACTTCGGCCTCCGGGACTACGGCGTCGACGGGCAGATGGGCGCTGAGTCCAGCCCGGCTGAGTATGTCGAGGGGATGCGCGCCCTGTTCGCCGAGGTGCGCCGGGTACTCGCCGACGACGCGACGCTCTGGCTCAACCTCGGGGACTCCTACGCGAGCAACACGAAAGGCTCGGGCGGAACAGGCAAGAGCGGGCTCATGCGGGACGGTCGATCAGACGCAGGCCGCCAGACTGCCGACTCAGTGAACGCTCGGGCCAAGTTCGAGCCACGTCGCTTCGTGCTCGACGTGCCCGCCAAGAACCTCCTCGGCATCCCCTGGCGCACAGCGTTCGCTCTACAGGACGACGGGTGGATTCTGCGCAACGACATCATCTGGGCCAAGCCGAACGGGATGCCTGAGTCCGTGACCGACCGGCTGAGCGCGAAGCACGAGCACCTGTTCCTGCTGTCGAAGTCGCCGCGGTACTGGTTCGACCTGGACCCGATCCGTGAGCCGGTGGCCTACCCGCTGGTCGCTGCGCCCTCTGAAATATCGGCGCACGATCCGCAAAGCCCATCCCACCCCTCACCGTCGTCGAGCGAACTCCCGCAACGCGAGCAGACGTCATCCATATCAGCCATGACGGGACTGTATCGCCCTGACCCGACGCCCTACCCCGGGAACCAGTGCCCCCAGGCTGGACGTGCCCGGACGGGGCGGAGACGCACTTACGCAGGGAGCGATGCCGGACGCAACCCCGGCGACGTGTGGACGATCCCCACCAGTCCAACCCCGTTTGCGCACTTCGCCACGATGCCACCAGCCCTAGCAGAGCGCGCCATCCAAGCCGGATGCAAGCCGGGCGGGATCGTGCTCGACCCGTTCAGCGGGAGTGGCACGACGGGACTCGCTGCCGCGAAGCACGGGCGACGCTACGTCGGCGTCGACCTCAACGCCGACTACCTCGCAGACAGCCTCCACAACCGCCTCGCACAGCCGGGGCTCGACTGGGAGGTGACCGCATGAGCGACGCCATCACTCGCCCCCTCGCGGCCCTCATGGCTGGTCTGCACCCAACCTGGCAAATCCCCGGCTGCGCTGCCGCGATCCACGCCGCCCGGAACATCGCACCACTCGATCAGCTCGCACACGCCGTCATCGCCTACGCGATGCGCACCGACGTGACGACACCCGCACTGCTGGCTCAGGATGGCCCGCACTGGCACACCGGGCGCACACCCAACACCCGGGTCGAGCCCGCCCGGTGTGCCAAGTACGGCCACGAGTCCTATGCGGCCTACAACTGCAGCGCGTGCCGTACCGCCGACCTCGAGCCGTCGTCCACGCCGGCCGAACGTGTGCCGAGCGTGTCTGCGGAGCGGGTGCGGGCGATCCTCGACGCCGCACTCGACGAACCGCGTCGGACCCCGGATGCTGCCGAGCTCGCGTCGGGTGATACCCGGTGACCGCCGTCCTGGCCCTGTCGGTGGCGCTTCCCGTCCTGGCCGTCCTGGCCGTGGTCGTGGCGGACGCATGGGAGGCGCGCCAGTTCCGGGGCCGGTTCGACTGCGGCTGCCCGTGGCCGCCGGAGGAGGACGGGCCGCAGGTGGTCACCTGCCCGCATGGGGCGTGGCAGTTCCGGGCGTGGACGGACTGGCGGGGCACGGTCAGGGACGCATGGGAAGCATGGGTCGAGATAGCCAACCGAGAGGACGAGGAATCATGAGCACCAACCCGCTACAGATCAGGCTCGCTGCGATCTGGGACACCGCGATGGGCGACGGGAACGGGATGGCAGCCGCAGCCGCCCTGTCCCAGGCGATCACCGCCGCATGGGACGTAGAGGCGGGCACAGGTCCGGGGTGGGTGCAGGACACCGCCCTAGACCTGCTAATCGCACCCGCCGCTGATCCTGGCCCCGTGTGGCTCGCAGTCGCGTCCAACACGCTTGGCTCCATGCTCCGCGAGGCCCGTGCGGGTGACTCCCATGACCGCTGACCTGCGCGCTGGGATCGAGGCGCTGGCAGCGGAACCCTGGTTCATCCGCTGGGACAACGGACGCACGGGGACGGCATGGTCCGACCCGATGGTCCGCGTGTCTGATCTTGAAGCCCTCCTCGCCGCTCACCCGGTGCAGGACGAGGGGGCGGAGGAGCGGGCGGAAGAGCGCCGTGAGACTGCGTTCCAGAAGCATCGCCATGAGGTGTTGGCGCGGGAGGACGAGGACCCCGACGACGACCCGGTGCAGGTCACGACCGCCGAGGAGTTGGACGCGCTGCCCGTGGGGAGCGTCGTGGCGTGCTGGTACACGGACGGCTCCGGGCCGAGCGTGTATGCGCGTCGTGGCGATAGGTGGCGTCCGGGCTGGGATGCGACTGGCGACGACGAAGGGCCGTACTCGTCCAGCAACATCATGAGCGGCCCCGACCCCAGACCCCTGACCGTCCTGTACCGCCCGGAGGTGACGCCGTGAGTGACCTCGCCTCGGAGTCCAACCGCATCATCCTCGCCACAGAGCAGGCAATGGCCGCCGAACATCTCACCCCCGTCAAGGTGCTGATCCTCGGCGAGGTCATCGACGACGACGGGGAGCGGTGGATCTTCAAGGCCACCAGCCGGGACTTCCGTGCGTGGGACGCGTTCGGTTTCCTCCAATGGGCCACCGCCCGGGAGTCCGCCGGCATCGCAGCCGACTACCGGCGGGAGAACGACGATGACTGACACCCGACCACCCATCGGCTTCACCCGGCAGGAGACGACGTGATGATGACCAGCGCATGCCTGAGCGGCTGCACTCAGCGCGGCTCGCACCTCACGACGTGCGAGACGAAGAGCGCCGAGATCGACCCGTGCACCGGCTGCCTGCCACGTGCCGCCGAGTACGGGAACCTGTGTCCCTGGTGCTTTCAGCGCTTGACGTCCGACGTGATCGACGCTGCGCCACTCGTCCGCCACCTACGGTTCCTCGCCGAGCCGGACGCCGGACGCAAACCCGCCGGCGACGGGCGCAGCATGGGCGACCCTGCCTGGGGCTCGATCCTGAGTGCAGCCATCGGCGCGGCTGACGAGATCCACGCCAACCTCGCATCCTGGGCGCTGCTCATCCTCGAAGAGCACCCGAACGGCGCACGGATGGCAGGACCTGATCCGCGCGGCGCTTGGCTGACGCTGTACGGCTCGACGGTCGGAGTGCTCGATCCCGAAGCGACCGCCCGCCTCGTCAAGTGGCTGCTGCCGATGCTGCCCTGGTGCTCCGAGCAGGAATGGGCGGGTGAGATGCGACGTGAGCTCAGCTCGCTCATCGCGACCACGAAGGCACGCTGGCCGATGGAGGACACGAAGACGCACGGTGTCGCCGGGGTGCTGTGCACGTCGTGCGGGCGGGCATCGCTCGTGTACACGCCGACGTGTGGGCCGAGGTTGCCGTTCCACGTCGCCTGCACCCACCCGGAGTGCGGGCGCGTCTACACGGAGGCCGAGTACGACGGGGCCATCGGCAGACTCGCGATCGAGCGAGGGTACGTGGCGTGATCGACCTAACCGGCGTCGAGTGGCTCACGCCGACCGATGCTGCCCAGCGGCTCGGGATCGACCGACACCTGATCTACGTGTGGCTCAGGCGTGGTGTTCCGATCCGCTCGCACCGGGTAAATCGACGGCTCGCCGTCAACATGCCCGACGTGCTGGACGCCGAACTGGCCTGGCGGAAGCGAACCCGCGGAGGCCATCGGCGTGTCGTTGTGCAAGTTGACGCAAGTGCGAGTACACTCACCTGCCAGTAGAACAGTTGTCTCTACAACCGGCCGGGTCGAGCATCGCTCTCCGGCCATCGTCATGTCGTCGAAGTGTTACGGCAGCACGGACGGCTCCAACCCGTCAAGCCTGGGTTCGACTCCCAGCGACTTCGCCACACCCCAACACTCCTCGCCCGGCGCACGAGACACCGGACCCACCACTAGAGACCCGGGTTAAGCACGGGCACGGGCGAGGACACACGTCGGAGGTCGAGGTGTACCCTCCGCGCATGGACGGATACATGATCGACGTCGACAGTGACGAAACCCGCATCGTCGTGCGCGGCAAGAACAAACCAGCCCGCATCGCACTCGCCGGCCAAGGCCACGACGAAGGCGATGTCACCATCCTCCGCTCAACCATCACCAGCATCGACTACAAGCCACCGCGCCTCATGGGCAACGGCAACCTCACCATCTCAACCACTGACGGTCGCCGATACCAGCTCCACTTCCTCAAGAAACACCAGGCAGGGTTCGAGCGTCTGGCGCAGGAACTGGGCGCTACTGCCTGACCTTGGGGGTTCCGGGTGGCGAGCAATCCCCGGAACGCCAACGGCTACCGCAGGCGCCAACTAAGGCGGCGCATCCTCGCCGTCGAGAGCGTGTGCGCCATCTGTCACGAACCAGTCGACAAGACGCTCAGTCTGATGGCTGGGCAACACAGCCCGCGATGCATCACCCCCGACTGCACAGGCTGCGTACCCGACCCGCGCAGAGCAGAGATCGACGAGAAGGTTCCAGTCTCGCTCGGGGGTGATCCGCTCAAGCGAGACAACTGCCAGCTCACACATCGCGAGTGCAACCGACGCAAGTCAGCACGAGTATTGCTGCCGTTGACCGAGGTCGTAACCTCTCGCGAGTGGTGACCAGGGGGAGGTACCCCTTCGGTCGAGGGCAGGGCACCCTACCGGCATAGGGCCGGTCTCTCCCCATCATTTTTCCGCGAGCCGAGGTGACCACGATGCCCCGAAAGACCCTGCGCGTGGTCGCCCCGAACGAGGCGCCCCCTGCTCTGAAGCGGACGTTCACGGTCACATCCGCAGCATCCGAGGGCACCCGTCGCGATCTCCTGGTGGCGATGCGGTCTCGCGTGGCTACTGCCGTCGAAGATTCGAGCACCCCGGCCCGTGACCTGGCAGCTCTGACCCGGCGACTCATGGAGATCGCCCGGGATATCGAGGTCATGGACGCGAAGGCCGAGGAGGCAGACGGTGCCGCCACGACTCCCGACGAGCGCTGGGTCGCTGTCTGACCTAGCCCGTCACGTCATCCTCCCGTCCGGGATCGTCTCGACGGGCTGGCCGGCGGTTCGGGATACCTGCCACGGTTGGGGCGTCCGGTTCGACGAGTGGCAGGACGGCCTCGGTCGGTCGATTCTGGCGAAGCGCGAGGATGGTCAGTACGCCGCGGGTATCGGCGGCGTGACGATGTCGATATGCCGCCAGGTCGGCAAGACGTTCACGGTTGGCATGATGATCATGGCGCTGTGCATCCTGTTCCCCGGCCTCAAGGTCGTGTGGACGGCGCACCGCACGCGCACCTCGGATGAGACGTTCAAGTCGTTCCAGGGGATGGCGAAGCGTAAGAAGCTCGCGCCGCACATTCTGATCGTGCGACGTGCGAACGGGCAGCAGGAGATCGAGTTCGTCAACGGTTCGCGGATCATGTTTGGCGCTCGGGAGTCTGGCTTCGGGCGTGGCTTCGATGACGTCGACGTCCTCGTGTTCGACGAGGCGCAGATCCTCACGCAGAAGGCGCTCGACGACATGGTGCCCGCGACGAATGTCTCGGCGAACCCGCTGATCCTGTACTTGGGCACACCTCCGAAGCCGTCCGACCCGTCCGAAGTGTTCTCGTCTCGGCGCCGCGACGCTCTGGCCGGCACGTCTGAGGATGCGCTGTTCGTCGAGGTCTCGGCCGACCCGGACGCCGACGTCGAGGACCGCGCCCAGTGGCGCAAGGGCAACCCGTCCTACCTGAGCCGCACGCCCGAAGCGGCGATGCTGCGCATGAAGGTGAACCTCGGGAACGAGTCGTTCCGCCGCGAGGGTATTGGTATCTGGGATGACGTCAACACGCTCGCACCGTCTGAGATCGACTGGGCCAAATGGGATGCGCTCGGTCATACAGCGGCCCCGCTTGACGGTCGGATCGCCTACGCGGTGCGGTTCTCCGCGGACGGCTCGCGCGTCGCCCTGGCGGCTGCTCTGCGTCCTGCCGTGGGTGTCCCTCACGTCGAGCTCATCAAGGTTCGCGACATGGCGGCCGGTACGGGCTGGCTCGTTACGTGGCTGTCGGCCAGGTGGCGCGGTTGCTCGCGGATCACGGTCGACGGCAAGGCTGGCGCGGGTGCGCTCGTCAACGCGTTGCGGGTGGCGAAGATCCCGGCGCGGATCATCTGCACGCCGAGTGTCGACGAGGTGATCGCCGCTCATGCGATGACCGCCGAGGCGATCCGGTCGGCGTCCCTGACGCACTCCTCACAGAAGCAACTCGACGACGCGGTTCGCGGCGCGGGCAGACGGACGATCGGCACCGCGGGCGGATGGGGCTGGAAGCCTTTGTCTCCCGACGTGGACGTGGTTCCGCTCGAGGCGGTGACCCTGGCGCTGCACGCGGTGACGACAGGCAAGAGCGGCGCGGGCCGCACGGGTAGCGACAGCAGGAGGGCCACGGTGCTATGACCGACAGGATCGCCCTTCCCGGGCTCAGTGACGACGAGGACCGGACCCTCAACCACCTCCTGCATGAGCTCGATGAGAAGCAGCCGCGGAACTTCCTGCGGGCCTGCTACTACGACGGCAAGCGGGCGCTCCGCCAGATCGGGAGCATCATCCCGCCGCAGTATTACCGGCTTGGGATTGCGCTTGGATGGTCCGCGAAGGCCGTCGATGCGCTGTCGCGCCGCTGCAATCTTGACGGGCTGATCTGGCCTGATGGCGATCTGGCCTCATTGGGTTTCCGTGAGGTCTGGAACGGTAACCGGCTGCGGACCGAGATCTCTTCAGGCCTCGCTTCGTCGCTGCTCCACGGTGTCTCGTTCCTGGTGAACACCCTCGGCGACGAGGCGGCCGGTGAAGTCGCTGGGCTGATCCACGTCAAGGACGCGATGAGCGCGACCGGCGACTGGAACCCTCGCACCCGTCACCTGAGCAACCTCCTGTCGATCACCGGCCGCGACGACGACGAGGGCAAGCCGACGTCGCTCGCGCTGTACCTCGACGGCCTCACAATCACCGCCGAGCACGACAGCAGCGGCTGGTCCGTGGACCGTTCCGAGCATCCGTGGGGCGTCCCTGCTGAGCCGCTGGTCTACAAGCCAGAGGTTCGCAAGCCGTTCGGACACTCGCGCATTTCGCGGGTCACGATGTCCATGCACGACCAGGGACTGCGGACGCTGATCCGCACCGAGGGTCACGCGGACGTCTACTCGTTCCCCGAGATGTGGCTCATGGGCGCGGAGGAGTCGATCTTCAAGGACGCGACCGGCGCACAGAAGGCGTCGTGGCAGATCATGCTCGGGCGGATCAAGGCGATCCCGGATGACGAGGACGCAGTGAACCCCCGCGCGGACGTGAAGCAGTTCGCGGCGTCGTCTCCGCAGCCGCACATTGACCTGTTCATTCAACAGGCCAAGACGTTCGCTGGTGAGCATGACATCCCCGTCAGTTCCCTCGGTGTCCAGGCTGAGACGAACTCCACGACCGAGGACGGCTCGAACAACGCGGAGCGGAACCTCATCGCAGAGGCCGAGGGCGCGGATGACGAGTGGTCGCCGCCGATTCTGATGGCGTCGATGCGCGCGTTGGCGATGGCAAACGGACTGACCGAGATACCGGCCGAGTGGTTGTCAATCGATACGAAGTGGCGCTCGCCCGCATTCCTGTCCCGTGCGGCTCAGGCCGACGCGGGCGCGAAGCAGATTGGTTCCGTCCCGTGGCTTGCTGAGACTGAGGTCGGTCTCGAGTTGCTGGGGCTCGACGAGCAGCAGATCAAGCGGGCGATGTCCGAGAAGCGCAAGCAGCGCGGCTCGGGTGTTCTTGATGCGCTGAGACTGTCGGCTGAGAACGTCGCAGCCCAGAAGGTCGCGTCAAATGTCGCCGCCGGCAACTGATCTACGCCAAGGCGTCGCCGACCTGTCAACGCTGGCGAACGCGGATCTCGCCGAGCTCTGGCGCACGGTCACGACGGCCGACGAGGCTCGGGCCGCGCTAGAGGACATCCTGCCGGATCTCTGCGAAACCTACGGCTCGGCATCGGCGACCCTCGCGGCCGACTGGTACGACAACCTCCGCGAGGACATGAACATCGCAGGCCAGTTCTCGGCGATCACGGCCGACCTCGGCGATATGGGTGGCGACGTCCTGGCGCGATGGGGTATCGGACCGCTGTTCGGTCCCGAGCCTGATTGGGCTGCTGCTCAGACGCTCATTGAGGGCGGCTTGCAGCGGCGGATCGCGAACGCC